TGATTATATAAAAGAGCACCACGAACGTGAATGGGAGTTCCTTTTGAATATATTGTTGCTGGAGATTGATACTTCTGAACGTCTGATACCGAGCGGGGGAAGGATATTTGCTCTGGTGGAAGTTTTTCAAACTTTTCACGACATTTTTCAATATAAGCAATCACTTCATTTTCCGTTCCACTCATCATCAGTTTCAGAGCATCCTTAATCATTTGACGACAGGGTGCTGGTGTAGAAGATTTGACTGCTTCAATACCCATCATTTTGAGTTTTGGTTCTTCATATCGCACACCTTCACTATCCCAGACATTGAGAATGTATCTTTTTTTAGCAGTCCAAATCCCACGATCAGCAATATTCTCACGTTTCATCTGCATCTTTTGGTCATAGGCATTTACATAGTTGGCCAGTTCTTGGTAGCAACCTTCAATATACTTCTCAAGTTCCACCTCACAGATCTTATCAAGGAACGTGACAATACTCTCAGTAGTTTTCTTTCTTCCTTTGTATACATCTTCAACCAAAGGACCCAAGTTAAGGTAAATACTATCAGTATCAGAAGCAATAACATAATCAACTCCATCTGTCTTAAGAATTCTATTTAAATATTGATTCATTTTATTTTCAATCCAACGAATCGCAACCTGACCACTTAAAGTAATTGCCTCAGCATTTTCAAGTTTATAATAACGGAAGTATTGATTACCTACGGCACCATAAGCAGAGTTCAAAGAAATCTTCTTTGCCATCTGAATATTATTACATCGGGCAATTTCTTTAAGTAATTGTTTATCTTTGGTTTTTTCGTATTGTTTTTTTGCCTCAATCATCTTCTTCTTAAAGATGACACGTTCGTTATACATTTTTTCCATCAATTCAGGAAGAAATCCACGAACATCTTTGCGATACATTGCACCATTTGCACATACTGCATAATCCTTATATTCTTCAAAATCAAGTTTTTTATTTAATATTTTATCTACCGAAACCGTTGGATGACGTTTATCAATCAAAGTTTCAGGTGAAATATTAAATTGCATAATCAAATGTGGATATAGAGAATTTAAGTCAAAATTGACAACCCAATCATATATTCCCGGTTTTGGTTCTTTTACATAAGCACCGGCATATTTTTCATTCTTGGAAGAACGATTTTTTTGAGGAATAACAATATTTCTTTTCTTCAGGTAATTGTAAATAATATTGTCCCACATACGAACCTGATAGAATACATCAGTAAAATTGACTCGGGCATCAAATGCCATCGTCAGTGCCAATTCAATCAGTTTCATCTTGTCTTCCAATCGGTCAACAAGTTCCACGTCAACAATATTATACTCAATAAACTTCTGCCAGTTTTTGGTATAAAACTCTTTGAAGGTTTCATACTCGGAGTGATCTAGTTTTTTCTGTCCGAGTTCAACTTCGGCAATATAATCCAACCGATAAGATTCTTGTGCCTTATAAGTAAATTTCTTATAAAGATCCATATAATCAAGTTGAGTCACTCCACCAATATCAAATGTCGTATGTTTACGTCCATCAATAAAGACCTCACCTTCACTCACAAGTCCCCAAAGAGACATTCTCTTCATCAACTTTTCACCAAGAACACGATTTAGTCGTTTACAAATATAAGGAATATCATAGAGTTGTAGATTCCATCCAGTCACAATTTCGGGAGTATTATCCATCCAATACTGAATAAAAGTGTTTAGAAGAGCAAACTCTGATTCACAATAATGATAAATCAAATCACTACGATTGTGAGTAAATGGTTTGATTCCCCAACTCACAATCTTCTTTGTGGCATAATCTTGTATAGTAATCGCAAGAATTTCTTCCGAGCAGGACTCAACATCAGGGAATCCATTTTCAGACGCAACCTCAATGTCTATAGTTACAAGTTTGATTTTGTTAATATCAAACTTTATCTCTTCCTCAGAATACTTATCTGAGATGTATTGATAAATGTATCTTTCATTTCCATATATTTCAAATCCATCTACATTCTCATACTTTTTCAAAAACTCACGACAATCTTTTACAGTTCCCGGTTGAACCGCATCAACAACCTCACCAGATAATGTTCTGTATTTGCTTTCCTTTTTGGATTTTACAAAAAGAGTTGGTTTAAATTCTTCTCTAAATTCAATGTGCTTCCCATCTTCATATGCCCGAACCAAGAAATAATTTCCAATTAACTGAACATTAGTATACCAACGCATTATTTAATTAAATCCTCGTATTTTTCAAGAAGAGTAGGAGTAGGATCTGCAAGAGTTAAGATTTTATCAGAACTTATCATAAAGGTGTTTTGCTTCGTAACTTTGTGTAAAAGTGCTTGTAGTGTGTGTTCACCTTCTTTATATTCAGTTACAATATGTGGATTTATCAGTTTACAATCTGGTTCTCCAATGTCAGCACCAACTTCTTCAATCTGTGAGACCAATATTTGATTGTTCACCATCAACAGAATCTTTATCATCTTTTCCATAATTCATTACATCCTCAATGTACATTTGTGTTAGTCGGGCAATTGGTTCAACAATCGTCACAACCCAATCCGAAGGAACTGGTATGACTTTATCAACCGTTAATGGCATCCAAGGATATAAAGATACTTGAAATGCTGATTTTTTTTGTTCTTCCGTAGATTCTTCGGTCAGAAGAGTCGGTTCTCGCATTTTTACAATACAAGGTTTATTTAGAAAATATCCGATTACGTGACGATTTTCATCTTCTCCAGAAACCATCTCTGAAATATCTGCGATCAAATCTTCTCCAGATTTTAAAAGCAAAAGTTTTACTGTCATTTACACTCCATATCTCCTCTTATTATACACAAAAAAAGGGGAGGTGTCAATCTGGGGTTTGCCAGATTACCTCCCGTATAGGCAACAATAGTTAATGGGTGGCCCCACGCAATACTATTTAGAACCAGACTTTCTTTTTCTGATGCTCTGGAATAATGCGTGTGAGTTTGATCACAAGAAGTCCATCATCAAATGTAACATCATTAACTTCTACATCATCAGAAATCGTCCATACTCTTGTGAACGACCTTTTTGCAAGTCCCTGATGTAAATATTCACCATCTTCTGTAGAGTCTTTTTGACCCTCCACAAATAACTTATTATTTTCTGTATAAACAGAGATTTCTTTTTTACTAAATCCTGCCAGAGCAATCTCAACTCTTGTGGCAGTATTACTTTCTTTGATTACATTATATGGTGGGTAGTTTGACTCTGTTTGATGTAGAGAGTTAAACCGATGAATCCATTCATCCATACCAATCGAATATTTGTCAATATCATTGAGAAACTTCTCAATGTTTCCAGCATTATATTTTGCGAGTGTCGTGTACATAATCGTTCTCCTTAAAAGCAAGAGTGTGTAAATATCAGACCCGAAGCATCTGATACTAATAATTATACAATAATCATAAAAAAACGGGGTAGTGAACCCCGTATGATTTTATTCGGTTTCTGCTGTCTTTCCCTTTTTACCAATATTATACTTCTGTTCTAAAATCCAGTCTCCTTTATCTTTATATGCTAGTACTTTGATTTGATTGAGTGGTGCGATATCCAAAATTCTGTCTTCATCTACGACTGTCACAAGTCCCCAATCTAAAAGTAAACGAACAATACGATTTCTTCTCTGAACATCGTTTACAGTCAGATTTGCGTGTTTACCATCCAGAGCAAACAACTCCTTGAAGTGAACAATAAAGTATCTACCTTGCTTATGAAGAATATGACAAGATTGATAGAGTTTTTTCTCTTTACGAGATGCCACTCCAATACGTGTCAAAGTCTCACGAACCTTTAAGAAATCGTCAGGCTCATTCAAAATCACTTCTACCATTTGGTCTTGAGACCATTCAACAGTAGGTTCTACCGTATTCATTTTGTTCCTCCAGTATCAAGTCGTTGTTTAATAAAGTTAATCTGATCTTTTGATAAAATTTTCAGTGCCTGAGATGCTTTTTCATTACTATATCCATAGTATTGTTTTATACACTCCAAGTCATTGACTTTATCTTTATGGATCCAGGGAGAAAATCTCTTCCGTTTCCTTACAGTATTTAGATAAAATGAATATTGCATATCTTTATCTAAAGAATGATGAAGATTCATTTCATTTGTAAAAAGAATACAATCAATACTTCCAGATAAACATTTGTTGATAATGTATGGCAAATACTCACGGACACTATCAGAATCAGTTTCCATAATATTGTTTTTTGTCTGATTGATAGAGTTCAACCAATCTTTGAGTTCAATCATCAACGAGCCCCTCACTTTTTAATTTATTATAATTATAGCATCCATCAAAAGCAAATTGGATTTTTGGATTTTTGTTGTAATTAAAAAGAAGAAGTTCTTTACGTTGTTTTTGGTCTCTCATATATTCACCCACAGAACGCATCGTATAAGTCAAATCAAACTCGGCAGCATTCCAGTTTTTAAATCTATCTTTTACCAACTGATCTGAATTATAACTTATCAATTGATCCATATTATTATTATCGCAATCAACAGCAAACTTATCGTGATCAAATCCTTTGTGCATTGATCCTTTGTTGCCATAGAGATTATCCTTAATGTCATAAGGAGGATCAAGATACATAAAAACATCTCTGTTTCCATCCATCATATAATCATAAGAATAGTTAGTTATACGCCATTTAGAAATAAGTTGTGAATAATCTGACAGTTTCTCAATACCACGCATACTGAAATTTGCATTAGATGCCTGTGGTGAAAATGATGAACTTTCGGTAAGACCACTAAAAGAACACTTATTTACAATATAAAATGCAACGGCACGATCAAAATTATTCACAGAAATATCACCAACCTTAACTTTACTTGAAAGAAATAATATCTTTGCCGATACCGGATCATTATGACTTGATTTTAAATCTGACAAAGCATTCTTCAAATCTGTTCCAAACATCTGAAGTTGTTGCCAGAAGTTTACAAGAGGTTCATAAAGATCATTTGCCCAAATAGTTAAGTCTGGATATTTTTTGGTAATATAAATTGCCACAGATCCACCACCAAGAAATGGTTCCCGAAACTCCTTATAATTTCTAAGATCTGGAAAGTATGGATCCATCTTTGTGACCGCCCTACTTTTGCCCCCAGGATATCTTAAACAAGTCTTAAGAGATTTCATTTAAAGTTACTCTCAATCATTATTTCTGTTAATGCTGCTAAAAGATTTATCTCTTGGTCTGCTACAAATGCCGATTGATATTGATATTTCGCCACAATAAGAACACAAGCAGCAATACTGGGACCATCCAGATGTTCATATAGAGCATCATACACCATACGAAGAATACTAGTGGCATCATTATCAAGGTTTGCCACAATCCATTTACGAACTTCCGGAAAGTTCTTTTCTTTGAGATATTTAATGAGATCATTTACTTTAACGTCAGAGAAAGTAGCAAGAATGGCAGAATCAATGCCACCAGATACGGAATAACGTTGGCATTCATTTAGGACTCTTCTCCAATCAGGAAAATGCTTATTTATCAGTTGAACGAGAACCTTATCATCTGCCTCAACTTTTTCTTGATCCAGAATCTTTTTGAGCCTTTCAAAGAACTTTGCTGCGATTTTTGGTCGGTCTTTGGACTTAATACCAAACTCGACAACGGCACATCGGGAGTGAAGAGGTTCGATGATTTTGTTTTTGTAGTTACAGGTGAAGATGAACCTGCAATTACCATAAAATGCCTCAATATTTGCCCGTAGGAGGAGTTGAACATCGTTCCCTGTGTTATCACACTCGTCAATGATGATAACTTTGTGTTTGCCAGTTGCTTGAAGTGAAACGGTCGAAGCAAAGTTCTTTGCTTGGTTCCGTACTGTGTCGAGAAATCTTCCCTCATCAGATCCATTAATGACATAAAAATCAACTCCTAATTCATTACAAAGTGCTTTGGCAACTGTTGTCTTACCAATTCCAGGAGGACCGGCAAGTAACAGATTTGGTATTTGTCCTTGATTCACAAAATCCTGAAATGTTTTTTTAATACTTTCAGGAAGAATGCAATCTTCAATTTTCTTCGGTGCGTATTTTTCTACCCACAAGAAATCATTATTCATAATTTAGATCCATTCAGGTTTTTTCAATTCAGAACTTGGGATAATTTCCCACCACTCATTCCCATCAAAAATATACAATTTAAGTGTATCCTTGTCAAGAAAAAAGTCACCTTTTTTATACGTCATACCCATTCTGGACGCCTTTGAGGCATACGAAGATAGTTATCCTTCACCCAAGGTTTAGATGCGATGTATCTTTTGTAAGCAGTAAAAGTGTCAATGCTATCGTCAAGTTTATATTCATCAGGCATAGCACGAACAAATGGAGTCACTTTATCAATCTTACCTTTAGGAAAGATGTAATAGGCATCTACAAGAGTTTTGTAGCACGAATGAGTTTTATTATACCGCAAAGTATATTCATCACACAAGTTCATTCCCCACTTGATTAACCAATAGGCATTATCAATAGTCTTTGCTGCCCATTGAGTACAAGGGTGATTACGGAAGGCACCCTTCTCTGTCTTGTAGGGGGTTCCATCGGTCTTGGGAAGAGTTCCATATCCGTGCCCCCATTTTTCTGATGCCACGATGGAGAGCATTTGGCAGCACTCTAAGGGCATCTTAACTACGTGTTTATCTGGAAGACAAGTGGCACTCTCGGCAGGAAATGGAGATGTGACGAAGATATTCATTCAAAAGTAGAATCAGGCTCCATAGCAATATAATACTTCAAATCTCTGTCGGTGCTCGTAAATCGTGATAAAAGTTTTTGTGAAATGACAACCTCATAGGCACCAGGAAGAATCTTGATATTCTCTACTTTAAAGTTAAATGTAAAGACACTATCGGTTTCTCCAACTACTATAGAAAAATTGTTTGACGTGTCATTCTTTTTATCTCTTACTACTAGTTTGATCACACCTGCATCACCAACAGCAGAAAGGTCGGGAAGTTGATAAATCGCAGATGCCTTGAGTAACTTATCTAACTGTTGAGTATTCAACTCAAAGCACACATCCTCACTCGGAAGAGTAATTTCTTTATCTGGTGGAATCACGATTACACTTGGATCAGCAAAGAAATACTTAGATCGCATTTTACCTTCACGAATCACCACATAACCATCATTATCAAAATCCAATTCGGCATTTTGGTGAAGATTAAGTCCATTTAGGAATTGGTTTAGATCGTAAATACCAAAGTCCTTTGGAAACTCTTCGGTAATCTCTGCTTCGGCAAGAATATTCTTCATCACAGAAATAGTGCGAAGTTTATTTCCTTGCCTGAACAAAATTGATTGATTAATAGACGAAAAATTCTTCAGCAGTGACAGTGTTTTATCAGAAAGTTTCATAGTTTGATTTTTGAGTTTCATTATTAAATCCGGCAAAATGATATAGA